TTAGAGCGTTTATGGAATACGATATTATTTTTAGATATGGTAATCCATCTAATTATGATTACAGAATTTTTAATTCCTATCTTTCATATAATGGACAACAATTAGTTACTGACCCGATAACTTTTAACCCTTACGTTAAAGGCACTTTACCAATTAATGGAGGAACGTTAACACTAACCCAATCTAAATTATTAAACCCCAAAGCGTGGAACGCACTTGAAACCAATGTTGGGTTCTCAACAATTAATGGAGTTACCTATACAAATAACGGTTCGTATATTACTGATTTCTTTATTGATAATAATATTGAGTTCAACGAACAGAATGTTGTGTTATTGACGCCAATAATTAAAATGTATGCAACTCAAAGGTTAAAGAGTCCAACAATGACTGTGGCACAATTTAAAAATAATATTACTCAATATCTTGGTTTAGAAACGGATTTACAAAATAATTTCTTAAATGGTGTATTGTCAGGTGTTAGGGTAGCTTTACCAAATCAACAACAAATTCCTTCGAGTACAGTACAAAGTGTTATTAGTGGAGAACAAAGTAAAGTTGAGAACTACGAAGTGTTTAAAGCATTAAATGACAAATGGATTGCTGGTGGTGATTTTAAAACTAAAACATTATTTGAGGATATTATGTTCTTAGATAGAGCATCAAGAAATATTGGTGACACTATCTTATTAGATATTTTTGATTTGAAGTATATGTTTGGAGGAGGTAAAGGTAATGGAGAATATTCTCTTAACCAAGCCATGAGTGTTTATACGTTTATTAGTGGTATTCTTATTAAGAATAACTTTAATATTATGAATTTACCAGCATACGTTAATTTTTACAACGTACAAGATGTTGATGGAACCACAATTCCAAAGGCTGAGGGTTCATTAGATTTTGCTAATAGTATGTGGGGAACATATTTGGATGTTGATTATAGAAAATCAGGACCAAAAATGGTTTGTTTTTATGCGGGTAAACCTTCGCAATATTTAGACCTACCTAAAGGTAACTTTAAATTTAGAGATGATGCATTTGAAATGAGGAGAGCTTCTGAAAATCCATTAATTGAAGATTATAAAGGTAAAAAAGATTGGGCGGTATCAAATAAATGTGTTGGGTTTAACGTAGATATTGGTATTAGAAATCAAAATATATTCTATTCGTTTAGCGTTAGTCAAGACAATGGTACTGCAACATCAGAATCAATTAATACTCAATTGAATATGGTTGACCAATCGTCAGGTAGACAAACCGCAACACAAAACGTAAGTTTATATAATCTTTATAAACAAAGAAGTTATAAATGTAGTGTTGTTTGTTTAGGTAATGCCTTGTTACAACCAACGATGTATTTTAACTTAAGACACGTTCCAATGTTTAATGGACCGTACATGATTCAAGATGTGCAACATACAATACAACCTGGTAATTTTCAAACAACATTTACAGGAATTAGACAGGGTATTTATGACTTGCCAGCAATTGATACTTTTTTACAGAGTATTAATCAAAACCTTATTACTAAGTTAGAAGAACTTCTTAAAATCAATAAAGATAGTGTAACAGTATCTGGAACAACTAACGCGGTTAAGGCACAACAAATTTCTCAAAAAGCAGATAATACTTTAGATACAACAAATTCTTGTGAGGGTAATGTTCTTAAAGTGTACAATCCTGTTAATAGTCCTGGTAAGTACGTTTCAGTGAAAGGAGATTTAACAAATAAAAATGAAAAAGAATTAGCGGATACTTTAACAAGATTATTTCCAAATAATGTTAGTCTTCAAACTATCATATATTGTATGTCGTATCTTAAAACTTTCCAACAAACCTCAAGTAGTAAAATTGGATTGTTTAACGGATGGAATAATAACTTAGGTATGATTTCTTTAGATGTTGATTGGGGGTCTCAAACGACTCAATTATCAACAACATATAGTTGTGTTAAGTCTAAGAGTAATCCGTCAACAAACATATCACACCCTGTGACACATTTTGACACTCTTGATTCATATGTTAGATTTATGGGTGCAAGAATTGAACCAAATATTCCAAGAATTTTATCAGGAGGATTGGCGAAATATTATATTTGTGATTGGCCAGGTTCTAATGTTAGTTCTGAGTATTATGATGCAAATATTACTCAATTTAAAGAAACAACAGATACATTATATAAAGCTTTATCATCCGCAGTTAATGTTGGGTTATCGAGTTTAGATGCGTCTAAAGATTTAAAATCGGCAATTAAGAAAACAGAACTTAAAGCCGACATTAAAAACGCTAAAACACCTGCTGAGTCTGCAAGTATTAGTGAGCAATTAAAAATGATTGACAAAGTTTCAAGCATGGCAAACTCAACAATTTTATGTCCGCCGCCAGTGTTTACATCGTTCGCCCCATTACAGGGATATACAGGAACTATTGTACAAGTTAATGGTAGATTCTTATCAACAACTAAAGAAGTTAAACTTATGAATAAAGTTGTTCCATTTAAAGATGTAACAATTTATAATGATGAAACATTAAGATTTGTTGTACCTCAGATTGCCACAGGAACTGTTGCTGCTTCAGGTAAAATTGAAATTAAAACTGACCATGGAACGTTTACAGGGAATGTATTGTTTAACTATAATCCTGCGTTGAATGGGGTTAGTTCATTATCACCAGGAGATGCTACCAATCCAACGGCAGCAAATACAACAACGCAATTGGCAAATGTGGAGTCAATTAATACAAATCCACAAACTACTGGACCTTTGACATTATTATCTACAACAGAAGATATTTTTAATGGAGAAATAACAAATAAATTAACAGTTAATGTTAATCCTAATGCAGGTACATGGACTATAAAAAGTGATGTTAATATGAATATATCTGTGTTTGATGAAGTTATAACAAACAATACCAAAACCAAAAAATTAAATAGAGAAGCAAAAACAATCCTTAGTAATAATGTTATTAATAATGTGTTTAATATAACATATAGTGAAGTTGCGGATATTATTATTAATAAGCCTATTGAACCATTTAAAACGTTACCAATTAAGGACGGTCAAATAGTTACAATACAATTTGTTGTTAATGCAATAGCCGCAGATAAAGTTAAATACCCAAAACCAGTTGAACAAGCATTCAATTTCAATTTTACTCGTTCAGGAAATAATGTAACAACAAAGAAACTAACGTATCCTGAAAAACCATTGTCAATTACATTGGTTGGAGAAAGTGATGTAATACAAGGAAATGGTACTGAATACTTTAATATTAAAAAACTTGCGGGAGGTTATATAACATATAAATTTAATGCTCCTGAGTTTAAAGATGCTGATTATGGTGATAACATAATTGTAGATTTAGATGGGTACCCTGTACTATCTGCTTCTAAAACACAAGGAATTGACTACAAATATACCTATGTTTATACTGTAAATTCAAAAGGTACTTTTAATTTAAAAATAAACTATCTACCATATGGGTATACATCACCGATAGGCGGAGAAGTCTTGGTGCAAACAGTATTGAGTCCACCATTCACTTTATAGCATAACAACATATTTATATAAAAAGATTCTTATGAACATAAAAACAGCATTAGACAACTACTTAGGAAAATCTACAAGATATTCTGAAGAAGATAACGGAGACGGAACAAAACAAGTATGTGACTTAGACACAGGGGATTGTTACACCGTTAGAGAAAGAGATGGACTTATCGAAAGAGCAGGTCATCAAGTTAACGCTAACAGAAAAGTTAGAGTAGAAACATCAAGAGGAATTAAACAACTATTAAACGGATAAAACAAATGAGTTTAGATAAAAAAATATTAAGTGAGATTGATAGATACAAAAGTATCAATCAATATATCATGGAACAAGCGGCTGACGTTGCAGCACCTGAACAAGATTTAGGGGCATTGGCACCATTACCAGGAGACGTAGGAGCGGGAGCTCCACCACCTCCAGCGGAAGCAGGAGCGGTACCACCCCCAGCGCCAGCACCAGCAGGTGGAGAACCTATAGATGTTGAAAACGACCCCGACGTTGAGAAACTTAACGACGATGGAGAGTCTGAAGAAAAAACAGATAAAGGTGAAGGTGAATCTGAAGAACTTGATATTACAGAATTAGTAGACTCACAAAAAAGTATTGAAACAAAACAAGAAGAATATTTTAACAATCTATTTGGACAATTAAATGATTTACAATCAAGACTTGGAGAGATGGATAACATCATGAATAAGTTAAATTCACTTGAAGCTAAGATTGAAAAATACAGAGAAAAAACTCCACAAGAAAAATTAGAGTTAAGAACTTACGATTCATATCCATTCAACCAAAAACTTTCACAATTTTTTGATGATAAATCAGAAGAGATGGAAAAGACGGGAAAAAATGATTATATTTTAACTGCAGACGAAGTAAAAGACATTAACGTATCTGACATTAAAAATTCATTTCAACCTGGAGGAGCTGCCGAAACGGACACGTACAAAACTTCATTTAAATAATTTAAAGGTGTCGAAAGACACCTTTTTTATTTGACAAAACGCATAGACTCACCTATAATTGTATAACACATTTAATAATTTAAAACTTAAAAACATGAGTTCATTAGACGCCGTATTGGCACAGTACGAAAAAACGCAAAGCGCATCGGGCGGGGCCCAAAGTAAAATGTCGCAAGACGAAAGAATGAAAAGGTATTTCGCTTTAATCCTTGGGGATAAAGAGAAGTCAGGTCAGAGAAGAGTAAGAATTCTTCCTACCACAGATGGTTCTTCACCATTCAAAGAAGCATGGTACCACGAAATCCAAGTAGGTGGTCAATGGCAAAAGTTCTACGACCCAGGTAAGAACGATAACGAACGTTCACCTTTAAACGAGGTTTACGAAGAGTTAATTGCAACAGGTAAAGAGTCTGACAAATTGTTAGCGGCTCAATACCGTTCTCGTAAATTTTATATCGTTAAGGTTATCGACAGAGACCATGAAGAAGACGGTCCAAAATTTTGGAGATTCAAACACAATTACAAGAATGATGGTATCTTAGATAAAATCATTCCAATTTGGAGAAACAAAGGTGACATCACTGATGCTGAAAAAGGTCGTGATTTGGTTATTGAGTTATCTAAAGCTAAAACTCCAAAAGGTAAGGAGTATACAACAGTATCTACAGTTATGTACGACGACCCAGCTCCTGTTCATACAGACCCAGCACAGGCAAGTGCATGGATTAATAATGAGTTAACTTGGTTAGACGTTTATTCTAAAAAACCTATTGACTACCTTGAGGCGATTGCTCGCGGAGAGACTCCAAAATGGGACACTGAAAAAGGTGGATATGTTTACGAAAGTAATTCAGTAGCTACCGAGTCTTTTGGTGGTGGAACTTCTAAATCTACACCAGCTGTAACTTTAGACCCACAATCGGATGACGAACCAGATTCAGACCTCCCATTTTAAAATGGTAAAAATACCTTTCTAATCTTTCTAGATATTTATAATTAAATACTAGAAAGATTATGGAGGAAATTACAGAAAAAAAATGTTTCAAATGTAACAAAATATTACCAATCACGCATTTTTATAAACATAAAGAAATGGCTGATGGTTATTTAGGTAAATGTAAAGAGTGTACAAAAATTGATGTTAGGACAAGAGAGATTGAATTAAAAAACAATCCAGAGTGGATAGAAAAAGAACGAGAAAGAAATAGAGAAAAGTATTATAGATTGAATTATAAAGGACTCTTTAATCCATCGACAGAAAAGAAAAGAGAAACAATGAAGAAATATCGACAGAAGTTTCCTGAAAAATATATGGCGTCTAGATATACAGAACTTTATTTAACAAAAATACAAGGATTTCATCTACATCATTGGTCATATAATCAAGAAGATTGGTTAGACATAGTTCAATTATCTATTCAAGAACATAATTTTTTACATCGACATTTAACTTATGTTCCTGAATTAATGGTATACAAAACAAAAAAAGACGAGTTACTTGACACAAAAGAAAAACATCTGAATTTTTATCAAAGTTTAAAAAATAAAACACATGACATTTAAAGAAGAAATTGACTTACAGTTGAAAGACAATAAAACGCTGTCTTATGAATTCCTAAGTCAACTTAAAGATAAAAATTACTTCTCAGGTAGAAGTAAAGAAATTGGTGATACAGTTTTGTTTGGTATGATGAAAGAAGTAGACGACAATGGTCAAATGACATTTAGTCTAATCACTTTTCACGAAGAAGAAGTTGGAGTTTTGTATGAACAAGACGAAACATTTTATAAAGGACCAAAACAGAATAAATTACCAAACATTAAAAGAATAGAAAATGGCAATTAAGAAAAACGATTTTAAGTCTATTAAAGACAAATTCTCAACCTCAGCAAAATATAAACCACAAAGGTTTTTTGACTTAGGTCCTGATTTCTTGGATGCGGTTGGTCTACCAGGTCCTGCGATTGGACACTTGAATATGTTACTTGGTCACTCAGATACAGGTAAGACTACTGCACTTGTAAAGACTGCGGTTGATGCTCAAAAGAAAGGTATCCTTCCTGTGTTTATTATCACAGAACAAAAATGGTCATTTGAACACGCCAAATTGATGGGGTTTGATTGCGAGGAAGTAGTTGATGAAGAAACGGGTGAGTTAGATTGGGATGGTTTTTACATCTTCAACAATAACTTCAACTACATCGAACAAATCACCGACTACATCAACAACTTGTTAGACGAACAAGAGAAAGGTAACCTTGACTACAGTTTGTTATTCTTATGGGACTCAGTTGGTTCTGTACCATGTAAGATGACATTCGAAGGTAAAGGTGGTAAACAACACAATGCAAGTACTTTAGCCGACAAGATTGGTATGGGCATTAACCAAAGAATTTCAGGGTCTCGTAAAGCAGATTCTAAATACGAAAACACATTGGTTATTGTTAACCAACCGTGGGTTGAATTACCTGACAATCCATTTGGACAACCAAAGATTAAAGCTAAAGGTGGTGAGGCCATTTGGTTAAACTCATCATTAGTATTCTTATTCGGAAACCAAAAAGGTGCGGGTACAACTAAAATTACCGCAACAAAAGATAAGAGAACTATTAAGTTTGCATCAAGAACAAAAGTTTCTGTAATGAAAAACCACATCAATGGATTGGGTTATGACGACGGAAAGATTATTGTTACTCCACACGGATTCATTGGAGGTAAAGAAGCTAGTGAAGAAAAAACTTCTTTAGAAAAATACAAAAAAGAATACGCAGACTATTGGAAAGATATCATTGGAACCGACGGTGACTTTGATTTGAAAGAAGAAAAAGAGGATTAGTATATATTGTTTCACAATTTAAATCACAACAGTGATTAAGACATTATTAGTAGACGGAGACAATCTGTTTAAAATAGGATTTCACGGAGTAAGAGAGATGTATGATGGCGGTGACCACTTAGGTGGAATCTATCACTTCATCAACATCTTAAGAAAGTTCTTGGAAGAGCACAACTTGGATAAGGTTGTTGTCTTTTGGGACGGAGACTCGAACTCATCTATCAGGAAATCGATATACCCACAATACAAGGCGAATAGAAGACAGGATATGAACGAGTACAAGTACGAGTCATACCTTCAACAAAAATCTCGAGTTAAACAATACCTCGAGGAGATATTCGTACGCCAAGTTGAAATGATAAACAACGAGGCTGATGACTTGATAGCTTACTACTGTAAAGTATCGAATGAGGAGGATATCATTATCTTCTCTGCAGATAAAGACTTAACACAACTCATATCAGAAAGAGTTACCATATATTCTCCAATCTCAAAACAATATTTTAAGAACGGAGATATGATAACCATCAATAAGGTTGACATACCACATTATAATGTTTTAGTTACCAAAATTTTCACAGGAGACAAGTCTGATAATATCGATGGTATTGAAGGGTTAGGGGAAAAAACTTTATTAAAGTTCTTTCCTGAATTACATAAAAAACCCTGTACTATGGAAGAATTACTTTATATTGCACGAAATAACGAGCAAAAGAAAAAACCAAAAGCCCTTGAAAATATTTTGACTGGTAAGACAAAAAGCGGTATACTTGGTGAAGACTTCTACAACACAAATAAGAAGATTGTAGACCTTGAGAACCCACTTATTACCGATGAAGGTAAAGAACTTGTAACACAGATACATACCGATACAATTGACCCTACAGATAGAGGATACAAAAACTTAATGAGACTGATGATGGAGGATGGACTCTTTAAGTACCTCCCCAAGAACGAC